TTGTTGGGTGAAAACAACAAAGAAGTTACTACTCGCAAACTTAAAGGTGCATTTCTCAAGATGAACCAGAACCGATTGACCAACCGTGTCCTACTATCCAAAGTGATTGAGGAAATGGCTTGACATGCCACCCCTTTTGGGGTATAATATGTGTATTGTGATTGATAATTTGATGAAGGACTTATATTATGATTTCCCAAAGTGAAAAGGTTGCGTTTCTGACTGAAGCCGCCAAGCGTTATGGTAACACCGCCACTCGCCAACAACTTGTTGCATTGTCGAGTGAAGGCTACGGCCGTCAATTCTGGCTTGAGGCTGATAAATATCGGGTTGGTCGTGGCACCTATCAGTTGCCGCTTGATGAATTCAATATCAATTTAACCGGTGCTACTGCAACCATTATCGAAATGCCTAAAAAAGAATACGTTGCACCGGTTGCAAAACCCGTAGCAAAAATTTCATCCGTTGGTCGCGTTGAAGAAGGTGCGATTGTTCCAAAAGTGAATAGTCTGTATGTGCCGTTTGGCTTCTTTGACAAGATGAAAGCAATTGTTGCTAGTCAACGATTCTATCCTGTTTTCGTTTCTGGCTTGTCTGGTAACGGCAAGACCTTCATGGTCGAACAATCTTGCGCCCAAGCAAAACGTGAATTCTTGCGAGTGAATATCTCGCCTGAAACCGATGAAGATGATTTGATCGGTGGCTTCCGTTTGATTGATGGCGAGACCAAGTGGTTCGATGGTCCTGTTATTCAAGCAATGAAACGTGGTTCAGTTTTAGTGCTTGATGAAATTGATCGTGGCTCTAACAAACTTATGTGTATGCAAGGCGTCCTTGAAGGCAAGGGCATCCTAGTCAAAAAGACTGGTGAATATGTTGAACCTGTTACAGGTTTCAATGTGGTTGCTACTGCAAACACCAAAGGTAAAGGTGATGAGACTGGTCGCTACATGGCGGCTACGATTCTTGATGATGCCTTTCTTGAGCGTTTTCCAATTACTGTTGAACAGGAATATCCTGACACTAAGATTGAGACTAAGATTCTCGCCAAAGTGTTTGATAGCCTCGGTATCAAAGACAAAGACTTTGTTGACAACCTTGTGAAGTGGGCTGACATTATCCGTAAGACCTTCCAAGAAGGTGCGATTGATGAATTGATTTCCACTCGCCGTCTTGTCCACATTGCTGAAGCCTACACTATCTTTAATAACAAGATGGATGCAATTCAGTATTGTATCAACCGATTCGATGCTGAAACAAAGTCTGCCTTTCTTGATTTGTACACCAAGATTGATGCTGGCATTGATCCTACTGCACAACCTGAAGTGATGGCAGAAGAACCTAAGCGTGATGAAGTTCCGTTCTAATTAAAGCGGTACTAATTAGAAGTGGTCACAAATTGTGACCACTTTTCGCATATATAAATATACTACAATTCTTTTTTATGGAGAAATTATGCAACTTGAGATGAATATTGAACAATTGCGCGGTAAGAAAATCTTCCTCGCCACACCAATGTATGGTGGAGTTTGTCATGGTGCTTATACCAAAGCACTTGCAGACTTGATGATTCTAGCAACCAAACATGCCATTGACATTAAACTGTATTTCATGTTTAACGAATCCCTAATCACCCGCGCACGAAACTATCTAGCAGATGAATTCCTGCGAAGTGGTTATGACTATTTGCTATTCATTGATAGCGATATTCATTTTGAAGCACAAGACGTTTTAGTGCTTTCGCACTTTGCTATCAACAATGATAATATGGATGTTATCTGTGGTCCATATCCAAAGAAAGCAATTTCTTGGGAGAAGATCAAGCAAGCAGTTGATCGTGGATTCGCAGATAAGAATCCATTGTTGCTTGAAGAATTTGTTGGTGACTATGTTTTCAATCCTGCCGATGGTATCACACAATTCAAAATTGATGAACCAGTCGAAGTGAAAGAAGGCGGCACAGGCTTCATGCTTATCAAGCGTACTGTATTCGAAGCATGGGATAAAGCATATCCAGAAAGATCATACAAGCCTGATCATGTGCGTACAAAATCGTTTGATGGTAGCCGTGAGATTATGGCTTACTTTGATTGCGTTATTGATCCAGAATCAAAGCGTTATCTTTCTGAAGACTATATGTTCTGCCAACACTCAAGAGCAATTGGTTTGAAAGTTTGGATGCTTCCTTGGATTAAACTGAAACATGCAGGCACTTATATCTTTGGTGGTTCTCTTGCCGCACTCGCCGCAGTTGGTGCATCACCTACTGCGAGTGATAATGCACCTAAAAAATAAAGGATGAATGATGCCTAAACTAGATGATGAAGTTGATACTTTTCCAATGTTCACGGTCAGAGATGCACCTCGACTAGAAAAAACATACATAGTTGCAACACCATACAAATTCAACGAAGGCGATATAATCGCCGAAGTGAAAAAATATGTGGATTCCACATATGAAGAACACTATGCAAGAACTAAATTTCAAGCCACGGAGTTTATTCTTGATGGTGGGCATGGTGATGGTTTTTGCATTGGTAACATCATGAAGTATGCACAACGCTACGGAAAGAAAGATGGATACAATCGCAAAGACTTGCTAAAAATTATTCACTATGCTATAATTGCTATACATAATCATGATATGAATGAGAGGAAATAAATTATGAAATTATCTGAAAACACGGTCAATGTTCTCCGCAACTTTGCAACAATCAACCAAGGGCTAGTCTTCAAGTCTGGCAACACCTTGCGTACTGTAAGCAAACAACAAAACGTACTTGCAAAGGCAACTGTCACAGAATCTTTTGACAATAACTTTGCAATCTATGATTTGAATCGTTTTCTTGCGGTTCTATCTTCAATGAACGATCCTAACTTGACTGTTGGTACCGGCAACGTGAAGATTGCATCTGGCACATCAAAAACAACTTATGGTCTTTCTGATGAGACTATGGTCGTATCTGCACCAGACAATGACATTTCGGTGCAAAATGCCGAAGTGAAATTTACACTCACAAAAGACAATCTTGCACAGGTTCTCAAATTGTCAGGCGTTCTTGGATTACCTAACATTGCTGTGCGAGGTAATCGTAAGAAAATTTCTATCGCCGCAGTTGATGTAAAGAATCAAGACTCTGATGTTTTCTCTGTTGACGTAGGCGATACTGATGCAGAATTCCAATTCATTTTTGTTACAGAAAACTTCAAGATGATTCCTGGTGACTACGAAGTGCAAATCTCTTCAAAAGGTGTCGCGCATTTCAAATCTAATAAAGCCCCACTAGAGTATTGGATTGCAACCGAAGTTGGTTCTAAGTTCGAGGCGTAAT